CACTATTACCCTTTGAGTTTATTAAGTCATCAACAAACTGACTTAAGAGATCATCATACAGTAGTGTTGAGTAAGAAGTAAGTGCGAGTTCTGAGACGTTGTTATAGCTAGTAACGTGTGACGCCTTATGCACACTATCAAACAAGCGTTGTGCTTTGCTCAACGCAACAAATTTAACTTCAGGATCAACTTTATAAGGTAAGGTAGCACTTTTGATGAACATACTATTGCGCACGCTACCATAGTAAAATGAAGGTGGTAGTTTTGTTTTCAATTTTGGTATACGTCGTGCTGTTGCCCTAAGCTCAACACAGGGTTCCAGCCACATACACTGTTCTAGTAAGTGGAAATTAGTTGCTTCGCCATGTAGGTAGCTATTCAAGAAAAACGCTACCGCTGATAATTGCATGTAATTAAGGTGCATGGACGCATTAGCCCCTAGCATGTTATAATCTAAATGAGCTGTTTCAAGTGACATAGTGTTACTAAGGTATGTTAGGCATTGTGAGTTAACTGGTGGGACAAACTGAAGGGTACTTATGGATATATAGGGGGAGTGCGGTATTGTGTGAACAACGTAATCAGAAGTGTCGCCAATTCCTAATAGATCTGTCATGAGGTGGTGTAGTTTACCGTCGTCACCTGGTGTGCTAATTTTCATCGACTCGGCTATGTCAACACAGTTCTTAACACACGCAATGAAAGGTGTTATCCACACATTGCCTGTTTCAACAAACGAGCCACGACCATGTGATTGAGTTAAGGAGGAGACACCAAGGTACGAGTTGCGCGGCACAATAGAAACGTGTGCTATACCACTGTCGGGTTCACAAGGGGTTATAAGTTCTAAGCATAGTCCACGCTGCATACCATGTAGCTCACAATATTCTCCTTGCCAACCCAAATTTACCATTACTGCTCTATCGGTTGTTTGCAGAGTCTTGAGGAACTTCAAGGAGGGTAATTTCATAACAGAAAGCCATTCGAGGTATCTGTAGGCCCTCAGCTTATTCAACGATCTAGCTGCTTTAACTTGGCCTTTTGCAAGCATGGTCTGTGCAGTGGAACTTAGTGCATACATACCAATTTCTGACTTCACAGCACTGTACGGGTGTGAGGTCATGATTGCACTGGGTGCTGTCGAGGGTAATTTTGAATAAGACTCAGATAAGAATTTGCAAGTTTTTTCCATATGTTCTTTCAAACCAGATATGTTGTAATCAGGGTCATCATACAATGCCTCAGAGAGTTTCTCTGTTAAGGCACTGCCTAAATTGGGCAGGTCGCTCCTTGGCCTATGAATAGGGTTATTGGCCCATTTAACACAATCACTCTTGCATTTTGGAAGAGCCAAGAAAGCGGAAAAGTCTTTACCTATTTCGGTGCCAACCTTAGCATGACGTATCAAGCTCACTAAAGCTTCGTCATCCCTATATATGCCCTTGTTGAACATTAAGCAAGTCATAGGTTTGACACCTAACCCACCCAGGAATCTAGGCGTAGCAAGAGCAACTCCTCCAAGTATCACGCTAACGTTTGTGGAGCGGAAACCCATGTTAACGAAACTATATGCAGCACTGTAGACAGCGAGTATGTACGCGTCTTCCGGTTTGCAACGGTTCGCTACAGCAGCCTCCCCAACACCATCGGATGTGTCTATTAAGTCGAGTAAACTTGGTGCCCTCGACGATGGCTCTACGAACATGGTACTGGTGGCTTTGCCTGGTATTCTTATCTTACCAGTGTGCTTGTAAACATCTCCAGTTTGCCCATATGCTTCGAAAGATATAATGATTTTGCTTGCTTCAGCTTTTAAGCCAACACTACCGCAAGTGTTTTCTATACAGGTCATGCATGTCTTCATTATGGGGCGGATGTAGGAAGTGAGTTTGCTTTTCGTTCTGAACTCACGGGGTACAAGCACTGGTACTAGGTAGTTGTTATCGTCCATAAAGTACGAGAGAAAGATCTTACCATCGTCTGCGATCGCTTTTACTTTTTCCCTCATATTACCAAAACACATCATGCCAATAGCACCAACCATCACTTGCCAATTCCCATTACGCAAGCCCTGCCCATCTCCCCCTTGGATGTTAACAAATTTACCAAAGAAACCATTGGTGGGGATTACCAAAATTTGCCTTTTTAACATTGCCATATGTTTCGCCATCCAGTTTTGGCCGAAGTATTTATCTGACATTTCTGCTACAGCTATTTGCAAAAGAAATGCAATATAGTGGCCAAATTTGGTAAAATCAACCCCAGCCATACAGTTAACAACGTTATCATTCGGATCTTCAAAGAGGTTCTTCCCAAGTGCAGTTGTGTTGCGCTTCTCAATGGTTTCAAGTTTAGCTGCCGATGCACCAAGCAAACTACCAGGATGTGTGTCGGCAATGGTTATCATATTGTTATTCATAACGCTATTCCCCTTACGACGTGAGGTGTCTTCCATAGCAACTACCCTAGCATTGTGTTTAGGCTCACCCTTAGGTATTATCACAACTGGCCTAAGTGCAACTCTACTAGTATCGTAAGAACCATCATTATCTACACTAACTGTTTTCCTGACGTAGTCGATGTACTTACTCGCAGCCTTAACAGGATCCTTGCCTTTGTAGTAAAGGACCTCCCTAGTACACTCTGCTGGCAAGCCGTAAACATCGTTGTAGCAAACCGAGTCTGCAACAGACTCAATAACATTAGTTTTGTCACGAGTGCGGACTGCCCCATCGCACCAGATGTTACTATCCTTCCCTTCACCATTAGGTTCCCATTTTGACACCACCTCGGTTGGAACTGCTTTCCTAGTTGCTATTTGGTCTTGTTCGTCGTAATCCAGCGTCTCGATAACCTTCTGTAAGCCTAGGGGCCATTCGCCGTTTATAGAGAAGTGAGCCATTGCAAAGAACTTCTTTAAATTCACCTTGAACACTTCCAAAGCCTCAGGATTAGCAGCCACATCTAAGTGGTAGCATCTAACGGTTTCCATGAAGAACTCCACTGGGTTGAGCCAAACAGGGGGTACGCATCTCATGCCCCTGACAAACATATAACTTCTTTCTATGTCTTTACTCACGAGATCAGATAGTGCTGTCACAATGGGTATAGCGCTGTCACCCTCAATGCTGATTGATTCCTGAAGGCACTCTCTGGCAGATACGTCAACACGCATAACGTCTTTCATTAGTCTGTTTTTGAATACAAGATCAATATCACGTTGAGCAACAGCTGTTCTGCTAGCAGAGTAGTCATCAAGGAGGCACACTCTCTTATTGTATTCCAACCAATTGCTGTAATACCTGTTCGCAGGAACTTCACCAACTTCTGTTAGGATGGACATATATGTGCCCATTGCTTCCTTGAGGATCTCAATAGTCAATTTAAGTTCAGACCTGGAAGCCACACAAACTGATTCACCAACTCGTTCAAAGATAACACACCCCTCATTAGAGGCAACAACATAGCCA